CGTCGCTGACTTCGCTATAATCGCGCACCCCTGACGATTTCCCGGTCGGAGCGTGGCGCAGTCTGGTAGCGCACTTGCATGGGGTGCAAGGGGTCCCGAGTTCGAATCTCGGCGCTCCGACCAGCTTAAAACCCCACCCCCTCAGGCTCTGTGGTCCCATCCGTGGTCCCGTGTCGCCGCAGAGGGGTGCAGCGCCCGCCGATGCCAGCCTGTCAGGCGACGCGCTCGCGTGCCTCAAGCTCCGCGTGCCTACGCCACAGCCTCCGCAGTTCATCCTCCAGCGCAGCCACGCTTGGCCAGTCGCGCTGCTCGCGTGCCGCCTGCCGCTGCGCCTCGCACGTCGCAGCTCGGGTCAGGATGGCGCGCAGTTCGCTGCGTTGATCGTCGGTCATGGTGATGCCTCGCAGATTCGCGCCCGTGCTCCGCTCTGTGTAGCGGGTCGAGGGCGCGTCCCCGTGATGTCCGGCACGGGCGATGCCGCTTAACGCAGCGGCTTGACGGTCGGCGCGGCTTATAGGATCACCGCGCCGTCAGCTCAAACGTTCGTCACGCCCTCCAGCGTGGCAATCGACGCAGGACGCAGGACGCCCCAATCGACGCGCGCAAAGACCAGCACGCCGATTGCCATGGAGTCGGCGAAGCGTTCGGGCAGCACGCGAATCGTGATGTCCTGCCGCACGCCGAACACCACGTCTCGGAAGTCGCCGCCGAAGATCACCGAGTCGGACCCCGCGCCCAACGTGTTGAGCACCGAGCTGGTGACGCGGAACTTGTGATCGGCGAGTGCCGCCGGTCGCGGGCGAGGGGTGTTGTCGTTGGTGATGCCGGTCTTGAGCCGGGCAATATCGCCCCACGTGCGCGGCGACATGATCCACTGATTGCAGCGCTCGATATCCACGTCTGCCGCAGCAAGTGTCTCCAGCCCCGTCAGGAAGGCGTCGTAGTTCGGCGCGCCGACGCTTGCGACCGTCGTTCGCCCGGATAGCGCTGCGAGCCCGCTCGGCCCATTGGTTGCGCCGTGCAGCCCCGCCTTGTCGATGGCAAGCGCCATCGCGCCCGTGAGCGCGGCGACCGTCGCCGGATACGCGTTCGCGGAATCCTGTGCCAGTTCGAAGCTGATCTTGGTCAGGGCTGCGACCGTCTTTGCCGAAAGATCGAGCGCGCCGAAGGTCGGATCACTTGGCGTAATCGACGCGTTCTCGCTCGCCCGCCACGTCACGGTCGGATCGGCGGTCACGCGCACGAGCCGCTGCGTCTTGCTCTCCATCATCACGGTCTGCGCGCCCGACGACAGAAGCGCGGACTTGGCACGCAGCCGGTCGATGAACTCACGCGAGATAGGCGCAGGCACCGTGTAGCCGCCTGCCGAGTCGGGCGTAGTGCCCAAGTCGTTGCGGATACGCTCCAGCGCCTTGCCGCCCGAGATCACGGCACCAAGGAATTCCCCAAGAGAGACCGGGCTGCGCTCGCCGTCCTGCTGCACGGATTGCCCGGCAGCGAACACTTCCACGGGCCTGCCGCTTCCGTCGTGCCAGCCATTCTCGGCGGCTCGGGCGATGCCGCCTGCCTGCCGCTCCAGCTTGCGCTGATGCTGGGCATTGTGCCGCTCGGCAATGAGTAGGACTTCGAGCGCGTCGAACGCTTCCTTGCCGGACTCGCTCAGGCTCTCGCCACGATTGGCGGGATTGCTCAGCCGCATCATGTCGAGCTGGGCGGCTGCTGGGAATCCGTCGGAGCCGGACTCCCATGCGGCGAACGTCGAGGGGGCGTGCTTTTTCAGTGCGGCACGCGTCGAGTCGGGCATCACCAGCAAGAGCCGGTGATTGGGCTGCTCGGAGAAGTAGCGCTCTGCCTGCGCACGCAGGCTCGGGGTCGTTTCGTCGAATCGGGGCATGATGTCACCTCACTCACGCGGCGAGGGCATCACACATGGGGAGCCGCACGCCGCAAAGGAATCTCCGCGCTTGAAGCGCGGTCCGTTTGCAGCGTGCCGAGCGACGAGCGCGAACCGTGTTGCAGGTTCGGGCCCATCGGGACGTGACGCGCAGTGAAGCGCGGCACCTCTCGTTGATCGGCTGCGTATCTTGCTTCGACTTCGCTTCGTGCTCAGCGGAGCATGTCGCGTCGTCGGAGCCAAGCGAAAGTGTAGCGCGTCAGTCATCGTCGTCAATTGACCGCAGTGCGCTTCGGCTCAAGCGCAATGTCCCACTGCACGCGCTGTCCCATGCCCGTGCCCGAGATGAGCACGTGCGGCATCGGGAACAGCAGTACCGAGACGGCAATCTGCGTGCACTTCCCCAGCCGCTGCCGCAGCTCGTCGGGCGCTTCCTCAATCGCCGCATCGAAGAATGCCTTGGCATCGCGTGCGAGCGCGAGTGCGTGCGGTTCAGCGTCAGCCAGTCGGTGCTTGGTCATTGGAGTCCTCAGTGAAGGGGGTCGATAGAGGGCAATTCGCACGCCGCCCGGCTCGCCGCTGAAGCGAGCGTGTAAAGCGTCGTGGCGCAGTCGGTCGCGGCATGGTGTGCGGGGCTGCCCGCCGCACAGCCGCCGAGTCGTTCGACGGCAGCACGCCAGCGCAGCAGCAGCAACGCGGCGACACCCAGCAGTTCCGCCTGCTCGGCATTCGGGGTGCGCTGCAGTACGTCACGCCCGAGCCGGTGAAACTCTGCATGCATGCCGGGCGGCAGCCAGTCAGGGGCGCAGCTCATCGCTCGTCGTCACCCAGGTCGCGCAGTGCGGCAAATCGGGACGGCTGTGCGGGCGCGCTCGTGGCAAGGGTGGCGCGCGAGCGCGGCGACAGCCCCAGCTCGGCAAGCTGCCGCAGCAGGAGCGCCTGCAGTCGTGCATGCTCGGGCAACGTCGGGGCAACTTCTCCCATGCGCTGCTCCAGCGCCCAGAGCGCCCCGAGCGTGACGGCGGCGCGCTCGACAATTGGCTCGTCGCTGCCCGTGAGCGTGATGCGCGGGAGCCGCTGCACGAGGTAGTCCCATGCGCGCCGAGCCGACCCCGCCAAGGTCTCGGGGGGCTCTCGCTTGAACTCCCCCGCGCCTTCAGCGTCCTGACGCTGGCGCTCCGGGTGTGCGCGGAAGGCTCCGCGAAGCTCAAGAATGTTCGAAGGTGTGCGGGGTCGCGCCATATCGGCACCTCGGATCGCGGAGTTCTGGAAATGCAGAAATTCGGTTACCCAACGTCGATACTGTTCTTCGATGCCCAAAGATTTGGGCACCCCCGGCCCCTGCACTCGACAAACGAGAATGCGCAGGACGCAATAAGATCGCTTTGGGGACGCGCTGCTGTGGGACGGGGCATGTGTAGCGGCTGCATCGGTTGCACGTGATGCCGGCAGCGACCGTGTGCGGCGCGGCGGTTCACGCGGATGCCCTCGCATCCTGCGCTCTGCGCCACGCGATGAAGCGCGACTTGATCCAGCGTCGCGTCTCAATCGTCGGGGTCGCGGCGGGCGGATCATTCCAGCCCCACGGCGGGAACGCGCCGTGCCGCTCGCGGTACTTGTGTGCGGCCCACGCGGGCCTGTATCCGCGCTCGGCAGCGAGGCCGCGCAATTCAAGGTAGAACGCGAGGCATGCCTGCTGCTCAATCGGCAGCGTCGCCCCGATCTCCACGAGTTCGCCGTCGAGTGTTTCCACGAGGCGACCACGCGGCGCGAAGTAGTAGCCGCACTCGGGACAGGTGCGCGAGCCGCTAAACACGCAGCGGCAGTCGGGGCAGGTGAGTTGCTTCGCTTCGCACCGCTCGCGCGCCTTGCCGGGTGTTGCGACAAGCGCCCGCACTCCGTCCAGCGTCCACGCCCGGTCATCGGTCGCGAAGCCGTGCCGGTGCACGTTGCCCGCGTGATCGAGCACGAGGCAGTCCGCCTTGCCGTCCGCCCGCCGCAGCCCACGCCCCAGCATCTGCAGGTACAGCGTCAGCGACTTGGTGGGGCGCGCCATCACCACGCACGACAACTCCGGCAGGTCGAAGCCGTAGGACGCGAGAAAGCAGTTGGTCAGTACCTGCGTCGCGCCAGCCCGGAAGCGCGCGAAGGTCTCGGCGCGCTCATCAGGCGGCGTGTTGGCGTCTACATGCTCGGCAGCGACGCCGTGCGCGGTGAACTCGGCAGCGAGCGCGACCGAGTGCGCCACGGAGGCAGCGAACACCACGGAGCGGCGCAGCGGCGCGTGCGCCAGCCAATGCTGCACCACGTCGCCAATCAGCGCGGCGTGGTTCATGGCGTGGTCAAGGTCTTTGGCATTGAACTCGCCCGCCACGGTGCGCACGCGCGACAGGTCCGGCTCGCTCACGGAGAAATACCGCGCGGGCACGAGGTGCCCACTCGCCACCAGCGCCGCCGGGGTCGCCGCTTCGATCAGGTCGTCGTAGAACACGCCGAGCGCCCGCCCGTCGCGCCGTGCCGGAGTCGCAGTCAGCCCCACGCGGCGCGCATCGGGCCAGTGATCGAGCAGCGCCGCCCGCGCACGCGTCACGCCCAAGTGCGCCTCATCGATCAGCATCCACTCGAACGGCGGCAGCGTCAGTCGCCGACGGCGGACGACGCGAGAGAGCAGCGTATCCACGGACGCGACTTGCACGCCCGCGTAACTGTTCTGCCGGGCGTCGCCCGCGAGCAGCACGCCATGCGCTACGCCCAGCGCGGCGAGCTTCTCGCAAGTCTGGTGCACCAACTCACGGCGCGGCGCGAGAAACAGGCAGCGCTCGCCCGTAGCGACGGCGCGGCGGATCAGTTCCGCTGCCATGACGGTCTTACCGCTGCCTGTCGGGGCCACCAGCAGCGGGGCGCGTCGGCCCGCCGCGAACGATGCCGCCAGCCGGTCCAGCGCAGCCGCTTGGAAGGGCCACAGCACGGTCATTAGTGCACCCCCTGATTTTTCTTCACCGGGAGCGTTCCGGGTTCTTCACCGGGAGCGTTCCGGGTGAAAGTCGGTTTTTCACCGGGAGCGTTCCGGGTCATAGCGGGGTTTTTCACCGGGAGCGTTCCGGGCACCCTCTTAGATCTCGGGGGGGTACCACGTCCGGCCACGGGCAGGCGCGAGGGGCGACGCTTGCGGATGCCAAGCGTGCACTCGGCTGCGTGAACGCTGCGCACCGCTGGAAACGGCGGGACAAATCGCCGCCAGTCATGCGACGCGGCAATCGTCGGCACGATGTCGAACTTGGGGAAGTCGTTCAGCGGTCGCCACGTAAGCGCATACCGCGCGGGCTGTCCCTTGCCGGAGCGCCGTCGCGCCGCGACCGTGCGACGCACAAACCCCGCCGCGACGAGCAGCCCGAGTCCTGCGAACAGTTCGTCCTCGCCGATGCCGAAGCGCCGCGCATCCTGCGCGGTCAGTTCGATGCCGCCGTTGTTGTAGCCGGTGAACTGCGCTGCAAGTGCGAGCAGCAACCGCACCGCGAAGTGAGGTAGCCAGCGGAATGCCTCGCCCGTCATCGCATCGAGCGGCAACTGTGCATATCGCTCGCCGCGCTTCGTGCGCGCTTTGCGGCTCACGGTGCCGCCCCTACCAGCACCACGCCGTCGGCAAGCACCGCGTGCGCGCCATCGGCAAGCGCCGCCTCCGCGAATCGGTGCGCCGTGGCGTCGTCGTGCACGTCCATCAGCAGCACGCACAGGTCGCGCACGGGCCAGCGGTACAGGAACGGGTCTACGCCCAGCGGCAGGATGAGCGCCTCGCCAGCGGGCCACAGTCCCGCCGCGTGCCAGCCGCGAGCCGTGCTCGGATAGACAGCGACGATGTTCGGCAGCTCGCCCCTCGCGACGCGCTCAGCGAGCGCCTTCGCCAGCGGCGGCAATCGCAGGTGACGCGGGGCGCGGTCGCGTCGCTCCACGCTCACGACAACGGCAGCGGGTGCCGGTGCGTCAATCACGTCTGGATTGTCGTGCAACCACGAGAAGTCGAGCGGCGACGCACTCACGGCTGCGGCTCCGCGCGGATGCGACGCACGGCGCGGTAATGCTCAACGTGTGCCCAGCACTGCGCGCACAGCGTGCGCTCGCGCGGCGTGTCCGGCGGCAGTCGCACCTTGCACGACGCGCAGCCGCGCTCAAGCTGCGGACGCGACGGAAGCCGGAGTATTCTTGCCATGCGAGAAATCCTTTGCCCCGTCGTGTGATCCACGCCGGGGCATTTTTCTGCCTCTCGGGCGCGGGACGGGGCACATGGTCAGGCAGCGGCGCTTTCGTGCGCGCGGATCGTCTCGACGCGCCAGCCAGAGCGGCGACCGAGGCGAACATCTGGCGCAGGGATCGTCCCCGACTGCTGCCAGCGCCACACGGTCTCGCGGCACACGCCATAGCGCGCGGCAAGATCGCGCCGCCACAGCACGCGCTCAGCCTCGGGGGTAGTCGCAGGGTTTGTCATCGTTGTGCCTCGTGATGTCGTCACGGGGCGCAACATTAGGCAGTCATCGGGACTGCCGGTAGGGAATGAACCTCGGGGTTACTTCCCTGCGAGTCGGTCCAGCAATTTCGGCGGGAAATTCGCACCGATGAAGTCGCGCGCCTCGGTATCGCGCAGCAACTCGCGTGCCCTTTCAACTTGCTTCTTGAGCGCGTCACTGCTTCGGGGCAGGTGGTAGCCATCCGAGACCCGCGCGGGCACCTCGCGCCATTCTTCTACCCTGCCATCCGGTGCGCGCCGGACCACCTCAAGTCGAACGGACGTTGCGCGAAAGTAGGCAGCAGCCTCGTCCAGCGCCGTGCGACCGCGCCGCACACGCTGCGCGCTCTGAATTCGCTCGCGTGCCGCCTCGTACTGCATCAGGCTCTCGACGGCTTGCACCGTAGAGGCTGCGCGTCGCATGAGGCTCGCATGCTGCCCGCCGCGCGGAGCACTCAGCCCATGGCCCGTCGCTGCCGCTTGGAACACGGGCACGAGCGCTTCAGCGAGTTGGGGCGGGGGCGGTATCTGCAACAGGTCGCACACGTCCACCATGCGCGCCAAGTGCACCCAATTGCCCGCGCGCAGGGCGCGTGACGCCCGCAGCAGCCACTCACGCTCGCGCTGCTCTTGCGGCGCGTCGGGATCGAGATAGACGCGCGTGGCGAGCGCCCACGCTTGCGCCGGGGTCATGCCGCGACGCTTAACCGTTGCTGGCCTTGGCTTTCGCACGGCTCGCTCCCTTTTTTTCCAGAGTCGCCAAGTGATCCGCCCACGTCACGAGCGCGGCGCGCATCGCGTCGAGCGGCTGGTGCTTGTCGTAGGTCTCGCGCATCGCGGGCAACTTGTGATTCAGCACGCGCTCTGCCACGTCGTGCGGCACGCCGAGCTTTGCGAGACCCGTGCGGCAGGTGCGCCGCAAGTCGTGCGCCGCGAACGGCTGCACGCCAACCGCTTCGAAGCGCTTGGCATTGCGCGCCACGTTGCGCGTAATGAGCCTGCCATCCGCAGCCGCTTTGCCATCCTCGGTCGGGAACACGAACGCGCTGCCGCCCGCGTACTTGTGCAGGGTTTCAAACTCGCGCACGGCGGCGGGCGAGAGCGGCACCGTATGCGGCGCTCCGGTCTTGCTGTGCTCGGCGGGGATGCGCCACACCGGAGCCTTGCCGGTGAGCGTCACGTCCTGCCAGCGGGCGAGCGCCAACTCGCCGCGCCGTTGCCCGGTGAGCAGCAACAGCCGCAGCACGTGCGCCATGCGCGGCGAGCGCCGCCCCTCGCCGGTCTGGAATCTTGAGACGGTCTCGACGTTGTGCAGGAAGTCGGCGAGCTCGTCGTCTGTCAGCACGCGCTCGCGTGGTCGCTCCTTGCCGCCGGGCCGGTACAGCAACTGCACAGGCGAGGTCTCGACAATCGCCCGGTGCACGCCATAGCGGAACAACTGCGAGACGACGCCCGCGCCTCGGTTCGCCATTGCGGGCGAGCCGCGCGACACGATGCCGTCCAGCAGTTCGACCACTTCGCGCGGCGTGACGGTGCGCGCGTCGCGGGTCCCCCACACGGGCAGCACGTCAGCGGCAAGGAAGCGCTCCACGTACTCGGGTCGCTTGCGTTGCTTGCGCACGTGTCCGGTGACGTACTCCTGCGCGAGAGTGGCGACGCTGTGCGGCTCCGCGAGCGCGGCACGGATCTTCGGGTCTGCCAGCGCTGCCGCCCATGTCGGGTCGGGGCCAGCGTGTTGCCGTCGATCGGCAGGGGGTGCGGGAGTCGCTGGTGACTCGTGCGGGGCAGGGGACGCAGCCCGCCGGGCGGGCAGCAGCCGCGCACGTGGCACTCCCGCCCGCTTCGTGCGCGGTGCGCGTCGCGGATCAATGCCGGCTTCCAGCAGCTCCCGCGCCTTGATAGCAGCGGTGCGCGCTTGCTCCAGCGTCATGCCCGGTTCGCGCCCCTTGGGCCACGTGCCGAGTGCGAGCTTTTGCCGCCTGCCCTGCCAGTAGTAGCGCAGTTGCCAGTGCTTCGCGCCGGTCGGTTCGACCCTGACTTGCAGCCCCGGCACTGCCGGGTCGCTGCGCTCGTAGCGCTTTGGCGCGGGTCTCAGGCTCTCGATTACGGTGGCGGTCAGGCGCATGGTCCAAATCCCCGTTGTGGTCCTTTTTCCGAAAAGGGACCACGGAGCGCAAAGCGTCGAATCCGTGGAGCTTTCGTGGTCCCAAGGGTCTGCAACAGAGTGCAATGTAACGCAACTGCCGTATGTTGCATAGAGTTGCAAAAACCCCTTAGAAACAAGGGGTGTAGCGCGAGATCGGTGATTAGGATCAGGGACTTACGAAAAAGGCCGGGTTTTGCATGGGGTGCAAGGGGTCCCGAGTTCGAATCTCGGCGCTCCGACCACCGAATATCGAGACTCGAAAAAGCCGCCGCAGGGCGGCTTTTTCGTCCATGGGTCTCGAGTTACGC